TTTGGTTAGTCCCATGTGTGTGGACGAGCTGAGTTTTGTATTTTTCTTTAGAGTATCGAGGTCTGTAGTTAAAGATAATTGCATGCCAGTGCGGTCTTTTTGTTTTTTCACCATATTCTCCTGTAACGAAAAAGCCGACTTTGCGGTTGGCTATTTTTCTTAATTTTTTCATGAATAACTGAAAATCCCGATAGTCGAGCTTCTCGGGTAAATTTTCGTTATCATATGTGAGTGTGAGAAAAATGTTTTCTGGGTGTACTGCAGCTTCGTGCATACACCTAATTGCCCATTGTCTTGAATATTCAAGGCGGCAATCTATACATTTGCCGCATGGGAGTTGGAATGTAGCAAATTCTTTGCTAAAATTCTTTTGAGACCATGTAATGGTTTTGCCGTCGGAAAGAAATCCGACTGTTCGTGGGGATGTACAACGCACTGTATGTCCCTTTTTTTTAGAGTCTAATACCACCTCGCATTTTGCGAGGGTTCAGGTTGTTCAGTGCTTGAACCCCTGTTGCTTTTTTGAAGACTTTGCGGCTAGCGCCTTTGGACATTGGTTTGCGTTTCAATTCACCCTCCGAACGGTTTGACACTCTACGTTGTGCCATCCCACCCGCGGGTCAGGTTGTGAGCCCGACGGGATGGTTTGACACAGTGTAGGGTGTCACTGGGCCTAATTACAACAAGAAGGTAATTAGGCCCTGCTGCTTTATTGTGCGTTTACACTTACTGCTTTTTGGACGTGTTGTGGCGTGTCAAGGCTTTGAACCTTGCCAGCCTGGTCGTCATAAGTTCCGAGGTAGTAAAGATCGTAATCCTCGGGAAATTGCGACACCGTTGATTTCGGGTCGCGTACAAGTTGAGCAAAAGTACGCTCTGCTTCGCCGTGTGTTTTTTGATAAAACGGCGGGTTAAAGACTTCTGCCTTTGCATCTCTGACTGAATACATACGTAGAATCATTTGATTCTCCTTTTTGGTTTTGAGGGCAACGATTGCCCTGTTCGTTTCCTGAAGGTGGTCCCTTCATGCTGTTTGTCTAGGTTAAGAGTTTATTAAGGACGGGGATCCACGGAAAGAGTCCCGTCCGTGGTCCCCTGTTCGCGGAGGTGAACTCCTCCACGAGGGCGCCCGGCTTCCGGCCGGGCTGAGACTGTCGCTTACGGCTCGCCTGCGCGTCGCCTAGTTTCGCCTCCTTTCGGAGGCCGTTTAAATGGCTTCTGTTAAGTCGCCATTATAGGTGAGTGTTGAGGGCTGGGTTCGGTTTTTGATGCAGCCTGAGGGGTATGCGTTTCGTTTAAATCGTTTTTATTTCCCTGTGGCTGCTGTTTTTGTTCGAACAGCCCTAGTTTAACTCCTTCGTCGTAATTTTCTGGATTTTGTAAGAACTGTAAAAGTTCGTGTGGATCGTTACGGAATCTGTTCCGTAACTGTGCTGGTAACGCATTAAATGCGTTTTGAGCGCTAATCACTGTGTTCATAGCTGTATGATAATCGGGCACCTCGCTTACATCGAGGTACTGACCGATTTTTTGTGATGCTGGCCATATGCCAGTGTTTTTATATTTCGAAACAATATAGTTGACATCTGTTTCGATTTTAAATTGCTGCTGAGTTTTTGTTGGTAATTCGTTAACGGTAAAAACCTTAGTTTTTCCGTCTTCACTTCTAATAATTTTTTTCATCTTGGTCCTTTTATTGCGGTTGATTCCCGCATTTCGCGGTTTCGAATATCTTGAGGCGAAGAAGTAAATTCTTTCGCGGCTGGTGCCATAATATACTTATCGAAGGCTTTATAGAGCCTGTTTATAATATCAGACTTAGGAATATCCTTTTCGATCACCTTTGCTTCGGTGTTCGTTTTTTTGGTCTGAGCTTCCATAAGTCCGATTTGTTTGTCGTTCATTTTAATCTGTTGTCTCAGCTGTTGCATTCCCATGAAATTCGCGGCTGCTCCTTCCATGAGGTTTTCTGCAGTAGCTGGTGATCCGGAGGCCATAGCGCCCGATGGGCTGGGTGCTCCTCCGTTAGCAGATAAAATGGGGTTAAGACCTGCGGCCTTAAGATCCGCTACTTGTCTTTGGTGTGCTGTATTGGACATGCGTTCTTGAAATGCCATCTGCTCTCTCGCTGAGGCATCAGAACGATCCCAACTGTCGCTCGCTAATGCTCGGTTTTCCCTGTTTTGGGCAGCCACGCCAATTGCTTGGGTGGCTTGCCCTAGGGGCCCTTGCATCGCTGCGCTCATTAAGGACCCAAAGTCCATTAGAACCGCCCGATCGTTGCTGGTACTGCGTACGTCATCACGGGTCGTGCGTGTTTGTAGTTGAAATACGCGTCGAAAAGAAGATGTGGTGCATCTGTTACTGCTAATGCTCTTTCGACTGGCGTATTTTGAGTAATAAATGTCTCGTTTAGACCTGGCGCTGTGCCGAATTCTTCGGCCATGTGCCAGTAGTCGAGACTTGTTGCAAAGGTTGAACGAAATTCTCCGTGAATTTCGCTTGGTTTATATCTGTATTCTGCGTACCGCTCTTGGTAACCGAATACAGTTTCGTCTGCGCTGGTGCCTTGTGTGTAGATTTCTTTAAGTAATACTGCTTGTTCTCCAAGTTCTTGGAGTTTCGGCCAGAAGAAATCATAACGAGTTGATCGTGTCCAAATTTTGTTGAGTCCTTGTTGGTATGTAATGTCTGCGCGTGCACACGCGAGACCAATTACGTAACCGTGTTCAACGAAAGATTTGGTGAAGCCAATGGATTGTCCCATTGAGCTAGAAGTCGCAAATGCTCCTAATTGGGCGAGTGGGTTTGATCCAGCTGTTGGCGCAGTTTGCGCAACTGGATGGCTATTAATTCGCTGTTGGCCACCGCCCAAATATTCAGGACGCTGCAGACGAAAATCAGGAGATACAACATTGAAATGTGCTTGAAGTATTTCGACATATCGTGTGCCTCCGCGAGCGTCGAGTTCAAAGAGACTCTGCATTGAGAATGCTTCTCTTAATTGGTTGATGGTTGCGGCTGTGGCTGTTGAAAGGTCTGCTGTTAATCCAGATTCGGATCCAAATCTTAAACTTCCGCTTCCAGCTGCTGTTCCTGTTTGAGAAACAATAGCTCCGCCAACTGTGTTACTAACTGCAAATGGCAGTTGAATTGAAGTGGCTCCGCTGTGGTTGAAGATAATGTTGGCGTTGTTTGTGATAACTGGTGCTGATGTTCCAAGTGGAAGTGTTACGGCAGGACCTTTTTGAGGCCATGGTAAAGCGCTAGTAAAATAGTCGTGGCGCTTGCCGCGCTTAAGAAGAGTAAAATCGCTGGGAGAGTCCGGGCCATCATCTTTTGGGACAACGACAGAGTCTTGCATGTTTTGATCTCGGAACCATTCGTTCCAGATAAGATTGTATGCTCGCATTGGAAGTGTGTTTTGGATTGAGTATCCAGCTGCGATGTCTGTCGGGAGTCCCATTTTGTCATAAATAGTTCCTACTTCTGGCCCGCCAGCGGGGAATGTCATTTGTGGTAAAATGAAATCTGTTGAGTCGCCTGGGTCTGTCTGTGCTCCGTTGAGCTTTTCCCAGTTGTTCATAATGAGTCTGTTTGGCACGAAAAAGAAAAAGAAATCGATATACATGTTATCCATGATCGGTACTTTTTGTGTGGCTAATCGTGCAAACGAGTTGAGTGTTACGTTGGCTGTGTCGCCAGGAATAATTTCGTCAACAAAAATTGGTACCAGATAATCAAAATCGAAAGTGTCTTTGACTGTAAAGCTTCGATCAAATTGTGATCTAGCCATTTTGACGTCTGGTACTGTTGCAAACTTATGTTGTGAGTATCTGCTACCTAATGCCTTAGTTTGATCCATTTGTTTCCTTATAATTTTATATTGTTTTGTAAGTTTTTGAGACGTGCTTCGGAGACTTTTCGCCGTCTCTCATTGGGCGTGATAGGATTTTTCCTATGGAGAGCTTTCCTGTCCTCGAGATTGTTATAGTACTCGGTCACCTCCTTCTCGCTCTGTTTGGCTGCGAATGATTGGTTTTTCTGTTTGGACGTTTTTATATATTCAACCCATGCCTGTGGTTGATTTTCCTTTAGCCATTTCTCGTAATAACGAGGAATGGATGAAGTGGTACCATCAGCAAGCACACAGGTTCCTGTGGTAAAAATGTCTTGCCAATATTTTTCTAACCAGGCTTTCCCGATGGCTTGCTTGTTTGACTTTTTTGAAATGGGTTCAAACTCGTGTTCTTTGTCGTGTCCGTGTCCGAGTTTTTTTGCTGCGTAGCGGGCGCAGTATCCAGCTGATTGCATCGTAACCGAGCCAAATTCAGTGCTGCCCTTCGCCCAAGCTTTATTAATAGTTTCGCTAGTCCAAACTTGGTGGCCGAGCTGAGTTTTGTATTTTTCTTTAGAGTCTCGAGGTCTGTAATTAAAGATAATTGCATGCCAGTGCGGTCTTTTTGTTTTTTCACCATATTCTCCTGTAACGAAA